TATCGCCATTGAGGCCCTAGTTGTCCTAGACGAGCCCAACCCCGGTTTCCAACGTGGGGCGGACCCCGAAAGGGGGCGCGGCCAGCGGTGAGTGAACATCAGGACCACCTCCGCCCCACACCAGTGATGCTCCAGTGTTACTGTGGCTTCGTGCGGTCGCCCAACCCCCATCCGTACGGCCAATGCGCGCAATGCGGAACCGGGACAATCTACCCCGTGCGAGAGGAACACCACAAGAAAGGGGAAGCAGCATGACGGAGCAGGGAGTAATGATTCGAGGCCTACTATACGCTATGCTACTCTTGGGCTTGGCGATTGCCTGGCTTGAGACCACCGGCACACCCATGGGAATGGTCGTCGCGTTCGCCTTCGGCCTCTGTGCGGGATTTATCGGGCGAATGGCCGCGCGTCGGTCCTGACGACTGTGAGTCTAGAGCCGCTGCAGGATTATCTCCTCGTGAAAATACAACTGGAAGCGCCCCGCGCGAGTCCGATCATTCACGAATCATCCCCACGCGCTGGTCAGCGGGCGATTGTAGTGCGGTGTGGGCCTGAGGTCATAGACATCGCCCCGCGCGATATCGTGTTGGTCAACACGGATCGCGGGATACAGGTAGGGGAGGAGATGCTGATACCGGAAGCGGGGATACTGGCGGTGCTCAGCTCATAGGCGATTCATAGAGGCTGGCTAGCCGTCAGTCAAGATACTGGCTCCGGTAGGAAGTCTGTGGCGGCTTCCGCTTGGCGGCGCGGCGGCGTGCCAACCAAAAGCCTATCTGCTTAAATGGCCAAATGAGATGGTACCACCGATAGCGCCCGCGGATTTCCCGGTAGCGTTTTACCAACCACTCGGGGGTCATAGTGTCCCTTCGTGGGGACGAACACGCGCACGCCTCTTTTCGGCATTGTCCCGCGCGCGTTTTTCGTCCTCCGCTAACTTGATCCAAGCGCGTAAAGTAATCGCCAGGCGGCGCACTAAATCGGCACCCATCGAATGCGCGGGGATTTCATATTGAGCGGGATCGTAATCGCTGGCCTCTTGCAGAATCTCTACCTCGGCAAGCGCGTGCCACAAACCATGGGTCATATGGGTCATATAGAGGTTCCTCTGTGGTTCGCCGGGCTAGATTGCCCAGACGTAGAACTACCTATCAGGCGATTCATAGACAAATGTCATAGAGGCTGTTTCTCCAGGAAATCTATAACAGATTGGGGAATTGGCGATTCTCCGCTCAGCCAGCGCCGGCAAGTGCGCGGATCGCGGATTAAAATCGTCCGGCTATAGATGGTGGCCGAGAGCCCTGACGCGGTAATCGCGGCACGGAGCCTAGCGAGGGCTTGAGCCTGAATCTCTGCGTCGGTCAATGGCATTCGGGTTGTGGGCTCCGTGGTATCCCCTCTGCCAGCCACGGTCCTCCGCTAGGCCAGAGTATTGCGCCCGCCCACGAGGCACCAAACAGTCTAAATTGGATCTCTGCGTCAGTCATGTTGAGCCATTGTTTTTTGACATGGTATGCCATGAGCCGCGCCAGCGCCACGAGGCAAACCAGCGCCCCAAGTGGAGGCGAAACGAGCCAATCTCTATCCCCAGGTATGCGTATGCCCGTGGTAAGCCAGTCGCCAACCAGACATGCAGGAGACTATTCGCCTGTCGCATTGACGCGCCTCATCGCCCCGACTGATTCCCGGAGTTTCGTCAGCGCGAGCGCGCGAGAGCGTATTTGGCTAACCCCAGTGGCGCTAGCCGAGAGCCCGCTTGGCAAATGTGTCACCCGAACTGACACCGGGTTGCGCGCGCCGCCTCGGAACACCTCCACACGCAAGTCCCGCTCGTCAAGGATTGGGAGCTGAGTCATATAGCTCTCGCCATCTTCGCGACGCGGGAAACCGTTGGCTTGCGACCAGAACCGAATTGCTCTGGGCTAGGTGCCGTTCCCGCATATGCTCGGCGTTCGCCAACGGCCCATCTTGGAGCGGGACTAGCCATGCGCCCTCCCGTGCGATTTTACGGGGCCACAATAATTTAGTATGGCGGTCTTGCACTTCTCGCAGGTGACCCGGTCTAGGGTTGCGGCTACTAGATCGGCATTCGCGTCAGCGTCGCAGGGGCTGGCCCAGTCGTCGCGGCGCTCATAGTCTAGGTCGCGCCACATAGCATGTATTGGTTTTTTCCGGTTCATTGCCGGGCCCTTGCCAGTGTCCACCCACTCGGGGTGTAGCGGGCACCGCAAGCACACGTCACCTCAGGACCGTCGAGAATGGTGGCTGGTCGCGCACCGCATGGGCAATTCAAGGCAAGTGGTGCTGCGGCGCCCACTGGATAGCCTGGAGCACGGATGACGGCGATTTTTTGAAGGGTTGTCATACATCACCTCCAAGCAATGCCTCGACGGCTTGCTGTGCGAGCTGGCGGGTAGCGAACAGGCCAATCTCCGAGAAGTTCACCACAGCGACATAGCCAGAAAATCGCCCCGCGTCACCATTGCGGCTCACGGTGGACACGATGGCTTGGGGATAGTTCGGGTGTGTCCAGTGACAGCCTACCGAGCGCATGGCCCAGCCCGTGGGGGCGTTCATATGGCACGCTCGAATGTGCCCGGCTTGAACATCTTGTTGCGCAGCTCGGTCATGTGCTTGGAAATATCCTCCTCCGTCACGCCCCACGGTGCATCGTCATTGCGTACCCAATCACCCGTGAACGAGCGCTCCTCCAGAACCTCGATAACCCTGTGACCACGGCACGTTGGACAGGTGTCCATGTAGGAACCGAATTGCATTGATGTATCCTCTGTTCGCTAGGGCGAGATTGCCCGTTCGCGTACCATGATGATAGGGCACGAGACGGACATATGCCAGCGATGAGACACCGAAGGTTATGTACCAGAGTTATCCACAGACTATCAACATGCAAGAGCTCTACCGATTGTCTAATTACTTGACAGTGTCAAAGAACTAGACAGTGCAATACGCCCGGCCCCTAGCCATACTAGACATGCGTGCGTCTCGATTTGGAACGCGCACCGCACTGCACTGATGACAGTAAGCGCGGGCTCTGCCGGCGGGAGAGTGCTAATGCTGGTGTCACTACTCGGATAACCCCGTAGATCCAGGCTTTATGCAGTCCCAGGCATGCCTCATAAGATGCATTATGTTAAGCTGAGCAGGGCAATCCTGCTGAACTGTCGCCTGTTACTGTCGCCAGACCCGGCACACCCCCCAAGGGGTGGCCGCGCTAATGCGCGCCTACCCTCAAAAACATCCGGACCATATTTTTTCAACTTCTGTCTACTTCTTTGACAGTTCAGCAGTTACGGACAGTATAGCGGCCCGGCAGATGGCCAATGAGGCTGTTTCTCCATACCCCCCGCACCCAGACCGGAATATCACCATCCATGGCTCTCCAATGCGATCACTCACCTGGCCACTGATCCCCATTCCGAAGTCCCCCCTCATCTTCTCCACCACTTCCCATGCGGTAGCGATATCCGTGCTGTAGGGGGGAACTACTGGCCCATATGTGTCCGTTGGGGCGATCAGATAGCCCATCACCTTCTTGGCCACCAGCGCGTCGAGTTCGCTTCCCGCATCAAGCGGCTGTTCGCTCACTTTTCGCTCCGTTTACGAGATGTTCTACGATCCGCGGGGCAGCTTTCCCGTCCCCGAAGCAATCGCTTGGCGTACACCGCGCCCCAAACCCCAGTGCCCAGTCCAACCCGTCCAATATCCCCTGTTCCGTCCGTCCCACTACTTTAGCCAAGCCTAATGCTACGCTCTCGGGGCGATCCGTCTTTTCCCGCGCCACAATACAGGGGACGCCGAGGGCGGCCGCCTCCTCCTGCACACCCCCGGAATCAGTTATCACTGCTCGTGAGCTGGCGAGCATCTTCGCAAAGGGGATCATCTCCAGGGGTCCCTGAATGATCAGGTTGGTGGGGATGCGCTCCCATTGGGCTGCCAGTTGACCTTGTACGCGGGGGTTCGGATGGCTCGGCCAGATGAATTCCAGTTTGGGGTATTTCGTCGCCCCCGCGTAAACCCCACGAATCATCGCCGCCAACGGCTCCCCGAACGATTCTCTCCGGTGCAGGGTTATCAACACCCGATCTTGCACTTTATGTGGATACTCCACGGGGCGAGTATGGGAATACAAAGCGTCTATTCCGGTATTGCCCGTGATGCGATCCATGAGATTCGGACCGCCGGGGTCGGGATTCAGATTCCAGTGATTCGCCTCGGTCGCGCAAAACCACTGGGTGGCGATTTGGTCAATGCTCACCCGGAAGTTCTCCTCGGGCCACGGGTCCCAGGGATCTCCTGTTCGTATCCCCGCCTCCACATGCGCCACGGGGATTTCTAAGTACTTCCCGACACACGCTCCCGCATACGCACTCGCCGTATCCCCCTGCACCACGATGATATCGGGGCGATTTTTTCTGAGCACTCCCGCCAACGCCCGCCCGCATTCCCGCGCGTACACCAACGGATCGTTGGTGCTCGCCAGGGCTAGTGTTACATTGGGAGTCAAGACGTTTTCCGCTGGTGTTCCCTTGAGTAGCGACGTGTGTTGACCTGTTTGGATGATCGCCGGTTCCACCCCACAACGACGTAACTCGATCACCACCGGGGCCACCTTCACGGCTTCCGGCCTCGTTCCGTAAATCACCGCGATGTTCAAGGGCGCCCCGAGCGTTTGTCAATTCTTCGCCATAACGCCGACAACGCCTTCTCGGACCGTCCAAACACATCCGCAATCGCGATCCACACATAGAAAAAAATGTCCATCAGGAGGCCCCCTGGCTGACGCTCATCTGCCGGAATCCACCAAAGCCCTCATGGCCGAATCCGGCATCGCCGAAATGGCCGAGTGGGAACTCGGCTTCTGTAAATGGGCCGCCGCCCACCAACGCGCGCGGGTCAAAGAGCAGGAAGCCATGGCGACCTACCTCGCCGGCACCCCGATTTCCTGGCTCCAGCTCCGCCATCTCCGCGCAACAAAAGCGTTTCGCAATTGGTACGGCCGCTACCGCGCGAAGATTTTGCAGCGCCTGGACGAACACCGCGAAGCGTTTGAGTCCGAGAACGTGGGCAAGGCGATTGCCGCCCACTCGAAGGCGATTGATATGGCGATGGCGAAAGAGGACTACCGCGCGATTCCCCCGCTGGTAGAACCCGCGATTAAAGCGTTGTACAAGAACGTGGAGGAACACCAGGACAAACCGATGATTGTGCTGAATCTGGGGAATTTCGCCCAAGCCCACCTAGATGATCCCGTCGAAGAAGTCGAATTCGAGCAACTAGAACCCGGAGAGCCGGTTGACGAGTCCACAAGCTAAAACCGCCCCCATTCCCACGCCACCCACGCCATGAAAAATCTCCCGGGGTTCGATACCACGATCCCCTGTTTCTTCGACTCCCAGTGGCGGAATCCCAACGTGGGCACCTTCGGCCCCGATCCCATCATCGCCCACCACCTCCTGAAGGGCGGGACCTACAACGGCAATACCGAACTCCCCGTCTCGATGGTGCTCTATAGCCTCGCCCTCGCCAATGACGCCCGCACCATCGTGGAGACGGGCGTCAACCACGCCGCCGGGGCCACGCTCTGGCTCGTGATGGCGGCCCTCGCGAATCACGGGACCTATTTCGGCGTGGATATCCGCGATGAGTGTTGCAAGGAGGCCGCGGAGCTGATTCGCGAAATCTTCCCCGACGCCCCCATCCTGCTGGAATGCGGTGACGCCCTGACGATGGTACCCAAACACTTTCTCCCGGGCACCATCGACTTCCTGTTCGTGGACGACAACCACCACCATGACCACGTCGCGCGGGAAATCGAAACGTTTCTCCCCCTCGTGCGCCCGGGTGGTCTCCTGTGCTTCCATGACATCCTCGGGGTCCATAACCACGATATCTGGGATGTCATCCAGCCCTACGGGGCCATCAGGCTCGTCGATACGCTCCATCGCCCCGATCACCCCTTCGGGGGACTGGGAATCATCAAAAAGCCATGACCGCCGCGCCCCAGTTTCGCCAAGGCGATGCCGAATGGGACCGGCTCCGCGCTCGGTCCCTGGCCGATCTCTACTGGTTTGCCGGGAACGTCCTCGGCTACGGGGACCGGATTCCCATGCGGAAAGGCCCCCATGCCCTCCTCTGCAAATTCATTGAACGGAAAACGGGGGTCCCCCAGCTCGACACTGCTCGATACCGCAAGATCGAGATGCCCCGGGAAACGGGGAAAACGACCCTCAGTATCGCGAGAATCATCCAACGCATCTGCGCCGACCCTAATTGTTCCATCCTGCTGGCGAACGAGAAGGAACAAAACGCCCGCGATTTCCTAGCCGAGATCAAGCATCAATTCGAGTCCAACGAATTCCTCCGGGGCCTCTTTCCCGAAGTCATCCCCCCAGACCTCAACGACACGACCTGGTCCGCCTCCCGGATCATTGTGAACCGCTCCACGGGACGCAAAGAGCCCACGGTCTCCGTGATCGGGGTAGGGGGAACGGTCACCGGGATGCACTACACGGCGATTATCTGCGACGACGTGATTTCCCGCGAAGCCATGGAAAACGCGCGGGCGGGGTCCCGGCAGATCATGGAGCAAGTCAACCGCTGGATTCACCAACTCGAACCGCTGCTCGACTCCAATGCCGAACCGTTCCCCGAAATCATTTTCATCGGCACACGCTGGTGGGAATCTGATTCCTATGAACACATCGAAGAAGCATTCGGCTATGGGGAGCCCAAACAGCCCTTCCTGCTGAAGCTCAAACTCGAAAATGGCGAGATACAGCACGTCGTCGCTTGGCGACGGGGGGACTTGGCCATCTTCCGTCGGGCCGCAATCGAGGACAACCGCTCGATCTTTCCGGAGAAATGGGACCTTGACCGGCTGGCGAAAATCCGCGTGCGCGATCCCGCATTGTTCGCCGCGAATTACATGAACGACCCCTCGGACGACCAAACCTCCACGTTCAAAGCCGACTGGCTGCATTACTACGACTGGCTGGATGACAAAACCGTCCGGTTCACCGATGGCGCGGCGGTCAAACGCACCTACGGACTCGCGGATCTAGACATTCTCATCCTCGTGGACCCCGGCGGATTTGCCGTCCGGCAGATTGAGGACCGCGCCAACGCCGCTATCGTGGTTACGGGCTCGACCCCCAAGGGCGAGCATCTCATTCTGGAAGCCGATTCGGAGAAAGACACCTTCCTCGGCTGTATTCGGAAAGTCTTGGACAAGGTCACGCGGTACAATCCGCGCCGCGTGTTCGTCGAGGTGGCGGGGCAGCAGATCGCTTTCGTCGAATTGTTGCGCCAGAACGCGCAGCAAGCTAACTTGGCCATGTCCCTGGATGTGGTGAAGCCGGGGACGCAGCACAAAGAAGTCCGTATTCTCACGCTTGAACCCTATTTTCAGCGCGGACAAATTTTCATCGGTCGGTCCGCCGCATTCACTCAGTTCCAATCACAATACGCGAAGTTTCCCCGAGCGGCCCGGTTGGACCTGCTCGACGCCTTGGGCTACGGCCCACAAGTGTGGCGTAAGCAATCCACGAATCGTCTGAATCCCACCCAACGTCAACAACAAGAACTCGACGCGTACTACCAAAAACGGGGACTGTCCCGGAGGTAACATGGCCAAAGATTCCTACAACGACACCTCGACTGCCCAGATCCCCGCAAAAACCGGCTCCATTGGAGGTGGGACGGCATCCGAAAAGAATCCCAAGGCCGTCGGGCGCCCCGAGATTCAGCAAGCCGACGGCACCAGCTCTCCCCGGGTCACGGTCAAGACCATCCAAGCCGACGGGGGTTCGACGCCGAAAGGCGCGAAGTCCTATCCGCCCGGTGTCACCAACTACAACGACGGAGTGTCGAAATGACTTCAGCCATTCTCAAATGGCTCGCCGCGGCTGGTGTCGCGGGAGCGCTCGCAGCTCTCAATGCAATACTCGGTGTCGTGGGCGTCGCCCCGGTCGGTGTGGATTCCCTCGTGGGCCTCGTCCTCGTGGCCGCCGTGACCAGACTGGTCACCTGGCTCATCTCTAAAGTCCCGGCGGGGGAGTAATGCAAATCGAGAATTACGACGATGCTCGCGCCAGCGGCTCGGCCAAATGCACGGCCAAGGGGATGGACGTACAACTACCATCCGGCGTGAAGTTCTTCGTTCCGGCGGCGGAAATCCTCTCGCTTCGCGATCTCTGCAATGGGCACATCGAACGTTTTGGGGCCCAAGATGTTTATGGTCGCCCCGTGGAGGTCTACTAAATGCCATCCCGCTCAATCAAGAACAAAACGCGTGGCTCCCAAAAGGGGGCTCTCCCCGGCAAGCCGAAGCTCGGCCCCGGCCAGCTCGTCTCGAACTACGACGGGCGCGAGAACCTCGCTGCCGGGAGTTACGAACGCCGGGCCGATAACGATTCCGAGAAATCGGGACGTATCGTTGAGTGGAAGAAATAACCTGGCACAAATGCGCCGTGTGCGATTTCCGCTTCTCCGGTCCCCCCGATGCGGAATGCCCCGCCTGTTGGCTGGTAATCCGTGACGACCCAATCTGTGCGTTGGGGCAAGGGCCGGGAATCCCAGTGCTTGGAATGGCTCGATACTGAACTGCGCGCGGCGCTCGACGCCCGTTCCCCGCTGGAGCAACGCTGGCGGGATTGGATGGAACAGTACCGCGCACTCGCCAAGCAACCCACCAGGAGTTTTCCGTTTGAGGGGGCGTCGAATGTCATGCTCCCCGTCACCGCAATGGCGATTGACCAGCTCTACGTCAAAGAAATGCAGACCGTCTTTGCCCCCGCCAATATCTGGACCACCCAGGCCCGCAATGAGAATTGGGTGGAGGCGGCGAAGCCGATGCAGGACGCCCTCGAATGGCTGGATACCAACATCCTCCGCATGTGGCGGGTCTGTAAACGCCTGAAGCTGGAGAAGTACAAGCTCGGGACGGGGATTTACAAAACGGGCTGGCTCTACGAAAAACGCCCCATCTGGACCACCAACCCGGAAGGCCAGGTCATCCGGGCGCAGAAATCCCGTGGCCGGCCGTTCGTGGACCACGTCCGCTTGCCCGACTTCCTCATGCCGCCGTATAGCTACGCCATTCAGCCCGATGAGCAGGGGGGCGCCCCGTGGGTCGCTGAGCGGCTGCGGATTGACGCCGATCGCTTCCGCTCGCTCGCCAATGCCAGTCAGCCGATGACCCCAGGGATTTCGGTCGCGGCGATCAATCAGGTGCTCAAGTTCCTGGAAGCGACCGACACCGAACACGACACCAAGGTGCAGGATTTGGATTTCGTGAAGCGGGGCGGGAAAGACACCACCGACGAAGCATTTGACACCGATAAGAGCAACACGGGGTCTGGGTCTATTCGTCGGGCCATGCCCCGAGACATCGAACTGTGGGAAATCCACGCGCGCTTCCCCACGGGGGGCAAGGGCGGAGCGGACGACCCCTCCCGCAATACGCAGGGCGAGGACGATTCCCAAGACGACATCATCGTCTGGTATCACCGCCCGACCCGGCAATTCGTCCGCGCGTGGTATCAGCCCTACTACCACGGGCAACGGCCCTACGAGGTGGAACGCCTGTTTCCGGGAGACGGATTTTACGGGATTGGGATTGCCGAGCAGATGGAGATGTTCCAACGGACCCAGTCGGATCTCCTGAACTTCACGATGGACAACGTCCTCCTGGCGAATTCGCGGATGATCGCGGCCAAGCAGGGCGCCAACATCGCGCCGGGGGAGCCGATTTACCCGGGGAAAATCTGGATCACCGAAGGCGAGCCGTCCAAAGAGTTCCAGGTGTTCGCCATGGCGGACATCTACCAAAGCCTGCCGATGCTGTACTCGCAATTCGATCAGTTGGGCAAAGGCCGCTCCGGCATCGGGGATCTCCAGATGGGGAATCTCCAATCGCTCCCCTCTAGAACCCCGGCGACGACGGCCCTGTCCATGCTCCAAGAGGGCAACCGGCGACCCGATTTCGCGATCAAAGATTCCCGCTACGACGGGCTCTCGATCGTGGGGTTACGGCTGATCCAGCTCTTACAGCAGTACATCGGCTCCCCCCAAAACCTGGACGGCAAGCCGCTGCTCCGGCTCATGGTCCAGTCCCTCGGGATGCCGGAGGGGCTGCACGTCGCCCAGAAACTCACGACCCCCCTCGAATCCGCGGAGTTGGGATTGGGCGTGTCGATCACCGCGACGAGTGGGTCCGCGAACAAAGAGGTCGAGCGCCAGAACCGGGTCGCGCTGTTGCAGCTCGCGGCCCAAATCACGCCCCAGTTTATCCAACTCGCCTCCGTGGCGATGCAAGCCCAAGGCTCCCTCGTGGGCCAGATCGCGTTGGAGTCCATGGTTGGTCTCCGCAACCTCTACCAAGGCACCCTGGAGCAATACGATGTCCGCAATATCGAAGATGTGGCGCCCGATATTCAGAAAAATGTTGACGAGTTTGTTGCCGCACCCGCACAGGGCAATGGCGGACAACCTGCCGATGGGGCTCTCGCGGGATCAGGTGGACTCGTTAGCCCAACTGGTGGGACACCCGACGTACAAAACGTACTCCAAGCTCTTGGAATCGGTGGGTGAGCAGGTATTGCGGGAACTGTTAACCGGATTATCG